TCGGGTCTTCGTAAATCTTGCGGAGGTACGACCAAAGGTTGATATGAGGGAACATCTGCTGTAGGAAGAGGTAAAGAAGGGGTTTGTATAGGTGTTACGCTGGGGAGAGTGATTCTTGGTAAGCCTTCCATGCGTCTTTTATTTCTTGCGTCCAAACTGCGTTACATATTGCAACGACCTCGTTTGGTTCAGATCTTTGACTTAAATCCATATCTGGATGTAGTATATATCTTTCAAAAGATCTTGTAATTTCTTTACCGTCTCTTTTGATAACTGCCGCTTTTCGTACCTGTACTTTTCTATAAGGGCCGACAACTTCAATCTTGTCGTACTCTGTTGTTTCTGATAATGCCATTATTTTTAATTATTTAAGATGTTGTTGCATAGCAACCGCCAATGTGCATACGTGAATTATTATTCATATGCGAATGTTGTAAATCTTGTGAATATCCACCACTGTTATGCTGTGCAATATATATTTGTTCATTTGGTGTAACTCTTGCGACTGCGGGGTTGTAACTACCAAAATTATCGTAATAAGAAATGGAAGCAAATCCTCCTTCTCCATCTACTGCAAAAGGTAAACCTTCTATTTGACACCACCCTGAGCCACTAGCAAGTGAACCTTTATTAGATGTCCACATATGAATAGTAAAGTAAACCATTCTTCCAATTTTTACATACATCCCTCCGTTGTAGGTATAAGTTACCCCAGTTGCGTTAGTAGGGTCAAATTTCCAGTAAGCGTTAAAACTTCCTCTTTCGTAGTCGTCAAGTAATTCGGTTGTGCTACCTGATTCATTGGAAGAAGCACTAAAGTCAATACCATGACCAGATGCAAATTTTATATTGCCATCAATAACTTCAACATCTCCACCATTCTCTATGTAAAGACCTTTATTACCATTATCAGTCGTAATCATTAATCTATCATCACTATTACGATGCCATATTATAGATTCATAATTACCAGTATTCTGACCTACGCTGTCTCCAAAAACTATTCCAGCACCTTGAGGACCTGTTATAGAAACATAACAACTTTCATCTGCGGTTGGTTGATGGAAAAACGCTTTTCTATTATCATAGTGAGTAGTAGGTGCATGACCTATCCATAGATCTCCGTCACTACCTATTTGTGCTAAAGACTCAGCTTCTAAAGTATTAGCAGTACCAGAGCCAGTAATAATTTTATTATCTGCGTTGTTGTTTATTGTTGTACCAGATACTGTCTCAAACGTAGGGTCTGCTCCGTTGTTTGCACGTAGAAACTTACCATCGTTAGATGATGTACCATGTGGTAGTTTGGCTAGTGTTACAGCTTCGTCTGCAATCTTAGCTGTAGTAACAGCACTATCTTGTATTGTAGGTGTAGTTATATTTTGAGCTGCAATTTTAGATGTTAAAACTGCACTATCAGCTATTTTAGCTGTAGCAACTGCACTATCAGCTATCTTAGCTGTACTAACTGCACTATCTTGTATTTTAGCAGTAGTTACGTTTGCATCTGCAATCTTAGTTGTAAGAACTGCACTGTTTGCTATCTTAGCTGTAGTCACACCACCATCTGCTAGTGCACCAGTAATGTATAGTATACCATTCATAGCTGCATGACTGGTACATTGATAGTATAGAACATCAGGTGCATCGTGTTGTACTTCTACAATAACTGTACCACTACCAGCGTTGTTAGTTACGCCAGTGTTGTATGCAGTGCCGCTTGCTCCAGATGTGC